ATTGTATCAGTCTCTGACTAAATCTCTCAACAAGGTTCCTCGTAAGAATCTTAACGAGGGATCGCTACGGACGCTCGGATCGTCTTCTAAATCAACCCGGTCAGGTGCGCCTGCCAACAATGGGGCTGAAGTAGATCGATGGGCAACCCTTGCTGGTCTTCACAAGGACTAACCCAACAACACTTAGGCACATTACACACTTTAGGAGATAAACAATGTCTAATTTTTCACTTGAGCAATTGACTGAGGGAATCCGGGAACGACATCTCGGAACCCAAAACAGTCGTCTACTCGAGAAGTGGTCTCGCACAGGTCTCCTCCGTGGTTTAGACGGAGTACACCGTGAGAATATGGCCCGCATGCTCGAGAATCAGGCCGCACAGGTTCTGAAAGAGGCTTCGGATATGGGTGCTGGCACAGCCGGTAACAGTGATATCCGCGGTTTCTCAAACATCGCATTCCCAATCGTTCGCCGAGTTTTCGGTGGATTGATTGCTAACGATCTTGTTTCAATTCAGCCAATGAGTCTTCCTTCGGGACTTCTCTTCTATCTTGATTACACATACGGTGATAAAATCACTGGTGGCGATCAGACTGACGGTCCATATGAAATTGGACAGTCGATTTACAACAACCCAGCAGGTAAGGGCATCCGCTCTGGCTCACTAAGTGCAGGCGGTCAGTATGATCTTGCTGGCGCTGGTTACTCACGTGCTCGTGAGAGTGTGGCGTTGGACTCAGTAGTTGGTATTGTTGGCGATACAGATGATCACATGCTTGTGAAATCATTGGTCACTGCGTCTCTAACTGATACATTGAGAAAGCACCTTCAATTTGATCCTCAAGTTCTTCAGCATATTGCTGATGGCAATGAGCTTTCAATTGCATGTGTGCCAGTCATCCAGCTAGAGGACGGTGCAACACCTTACGCAGCAACCAATCTTCTCGACAAGACAATGATCCGCGAGGTCGCTCTAGTCGGTAACGGTGCTGATCGATCTGCAGATATGTGGGGCGAAAAGTTCCAAGGCGGTAAGTCAGCTAACCTTCGTCGATTGAACCAGTTAGGTACAGTTACACGATCAGGCGATGCTGTTACAGCTTTCTCACCTGATCCTCTCGGTGGTGATCACGTTCTTTTTGTTCTGTTGACAGACCTTTCAGCTGGTACTACAACTGAGTTCGCTGCATCCTTCGTACGTTCAGCTTCTGTTGACGTCGAGAGCGGTGTTGGTTCAACCATCACGGTTCCTGGTTTCGAATCTGACTTCACTGCTGGTGTTACCGGTGGCGACGACGGAGAGATTCCTGAGATCGATATCAAGATCGAGTCAATTGCTGTTACAGCCGTTACTCGTAAGTTGCGCGCCAAGTGGACGCCGGAACTCGCACAGGACTTGAACGCTTACCACAGCCTTGACGCTGAGGTTGAGCTTACTCAGATCCTCTCAGAGCAGATTGCTCTTGAGATTGACCGCGAGATCCTTGGTGATCTTCTTCACAGTGCAAACGCTGCTAACTTCTACTGGTCACGTGCTCCTGGTAAGTTCGTGAACAAGGAAAGTGGCGCTGAGATTGCAAGAACTTCATCACTCAATCCTGGTCCTGCCTTCACTGGTACGGTCCGCGAATGGTACGAGACGCTCACTGAGACAATCATCGACGTTGCTAACCAGATCCACCGCAAAACGCTACGTGGCTCTGCTAACTTCATCGTTGTTGGTCCAGATGTTGCTACAATCCTTGAGTCATCTGTCATGTATCGTCCTAGCTACAGCTTGGACGGTGAAGGTCAGGTCAGCCAGCCAATGAGCATTGGTGCAGATAAGGTCGGTACCCTTTCAAATCGTTTCACGGTTTATAAGGATCCCTACTTCCCTCGCAACAAGGTTTTGGTTGGATACAAGGGCGGAAGCTACCTTGAGTCTGGATACGTCTACGCTCCATATGTACCGCTGATCGTTACTCCTACGATCTTCGCGCCAGAAGACTTCACACCTCGCAAGGGAGTGATGACTCGTTACGGCAAGAAGATGGTTCGAGGCGACTTCTACGGAACCGTTACTTGCATGGATATGAATGTAATTTAATTTAATTTAAATTAACCTTCAT